ATCGCTTGAAGGGATTGATATTTGCTGGGTGGAAGAAGCCGAATCTGTTTCTAAAGATTCCTGGGAAATTCTTATTCCGACTATTCGTAAAGAAGGGTCAGAGATTTGGATCTCGTTTAATCCAGATCTTGAAGAAGACCCCACTTACCAGAGATTTGTGGTCGAAGATCCTCCTAATGCTATTGTCGAGAAAGTTGGGTGGGAAGATAATCCTTGGTTCCCATCGACACTTGCGGATGAAAAGAATTATCTTTACCGTGTTGATCCGGAAGCTGCGGATCATGTATGGGGTGGGGAGCCGCGAAGGTCTTCGGAAGCTCAGATTATGCATGGTAAATGGCGTGTTGAATCATTTGAACCTGAATATCAGTCTAAGCTCTGGCTAGGTCCGTATAACGGAGCTGACTTTGGATTCGCTGAAGATCCTACAACTTGTATTGAACTTTGGATCAAGCGTGTTCCTAAAAGACATGGAGAGATTGCTTCCCAAGGTATTCTTCATGTTCGAAGAGAATCCTGGAAAGTTAGATTAGATATTGATTTCACATATAATCAATGGATGCGGGATATGGGTAAGGCAATTACCCATCGTGTCATTCGTGCTGATTCTGCAAGACCTGAAACAATCTCTTATCTTAAAAGGCATGGTCCGAGGCGTATTACGTCAGTCTATAAATGGCCTGGATCAGTCGAAGATGGCATCGCGTTTTTGCGAGGCTTCGAATCGATTGTTATTCATCCAAGTTGTAAGCACTTTAAGGAAGAGTGTCGCCTCTACAGTTATAAGGTGCATAGTGAAACTGGGGAGGTACTCCCAAAGATAGTGGATAAACATAATCATCTTATGGATAGTGCTAGGTACGCTCTGGCCCCTTTAATTCGGGCACGAAAGACTCAAACTACCATTTACGCAGGACACAGCTATGCCTCCTGAAGTTGCTATTCAAACTGAGCCTGTCGAATCGGCAAAAGTACCTCATCTCCTAGCTACCGCACCTTTTGCTAAGTGGAAGTACGAGGACGCTCAAAAAGCAATGGCCGATGTGCTTCCTACCGATTATACCATCACGTCAGGATATGTGGTAGATAAAAATCACTTCCAGAAAGGCGAGGAGTGGGTAGGTCCTGGAGATGCCACAATTAACACGACTATAGCGAAACAATTCGCTCCTGAGGACGCGATCGGCGAAGTTCTGGCGAATATCGAAAACGCGTTCTCAAACCCGCAGCTGGGTGGTACGCCTGTATTGGAAACGTCGGCGACAGCCGACAGTGTCAAAGCCAGCTTGGACGAGTTGTTACCGATTCTCGAGGAATGGTGGCATACACAACGTATGCAAGAGCACATTCAAGAAAATCAGCGTACTGCGGCATGGGCGGGGTGGGCTGATCTACGTCTTTGGATACCCCATCGTTTCTTGATACGTAATCCTGATAATACTATTACTGTTCGACAAGTGAGTTCAATAGCAGAAGCTTTACGTTTTATCCATGTGATGGCCCCTCAGCCGAAGTGGGGCGCTATAATCACAGATAAAAGCACTATGGATAAAATAGCTATTTTTCTGGATGTTGAAGTTGAGCACGCGGCTGATGGTAAACGTCTTGATTTTCCTCGTGCAGAACTCGTATACCTCGATCCAGAACGCGTAAACGATACAGACGCCGAAACTATCGTGCGTATTACATACGCTAATGAAGACAAACCTGATGTAGTGGCGGAGCTACCTCTTGGCGGGCGTTTGTTGATGGCTGAGATGAAGGCTAACATCCTAATCACAGACCCTGTTATACGTACTCAACGTCAATTAAATCTGTTAACCACGATAGTGACACGTATCGGGGAGACGGCAGCCTTTCGTGAGCGTTATACGACTAACGCGAAGCCGCAGGGTCTGCGGATTCCTTACGAGGACGGGGATACACTTAAAGACGGCGCTTTTATTGAACGCGACGATGAAGGTAGACAGTGGCAGGTTATTCCACAGCCTAGGACGCTTGGCGCTAGTACCACAACTGAGTTAGTTGGTCTGCCTATTGCTGATGAAAGGGGGGACCAGAAGGGTCATACCGACCCCGGTGTGGTAATTGTTGATCCAGTAGATCCTGGTCCTTACCTATTAGCGGCTGATAGTGTGCGCCGGCGTATACTAAGGATGTGCGCTCAAGGGCACCTTGGAGGTGTATCGAATGCCGAGAGTAGCGGTATCGCTTATGAACAGGCGCGGGCTGTATTTGAAAAGGATCTCGAAAAGCGTAAGACTTCTCAAGAAGGTATGCTTAGGGAGCTTCTTACTACTGCTCTTGCTTTGGCGGAAAATCTATCAGGCAATGAAGGCCGCTTCACGAATCTTTTAAGGCTTACAGTCGAGCAGAATATTAACGCTGGGCCTAGAAGTCCTGATCTAGTGCGCTTAGACCTAGAGGCTTACGAAGCTGGCGTATTGTCAAAAGCTACAGTTATGACTCGTTTGGGTATTGATGATACAAGTGCCGAGATAGCTCGTATCGATTCCTCTACGGCACATATTATGGGTATTCTTGAACGGGCTGGAACAGCTAGTCAAACATTCACTGCAGAAAGCGTTGTAGAGGTGATGCGCCTACTAGGGGTTCCTGAGGATATTCTCGAAGTTCTTGAAGTACCTGAGATACCCGAACAACTTATACCCGGACAAGAACTTGAAGATGAGGCTGAGTCAGCCGAGGAAGCCGATGAGGCTGAGGAGGGGTGAGGTTGTGCTTTCCCGCACTAACTGTTATGTTGTAATCATCGGTAATTATTCATTGAGGGGCTGGAGGCCAGCACCTAACCTGTCAAGGTGACAGTAATGCCAGAGATCACAGACGCAGAAATAATGGAGTTCGCGCGTTACCGGATATTTGGTACACCCGAATCAGTCGGTAAGAAGATTAATGATCTCGAGAAGGATAATCGCAAGCAGCGAGAAGAGATTAATGGTCTGCGCGAAGCTGTTCCAGAGGAGGGTCAATTGCTTATTTCTAAAGAAGATGGATTAGAGTTTAGATCCTACCAGGAACTAGGCAATTCTGCAGATGTGAAGTCCCGATTGGAGTCGGGTTCAGAGGCATCGACAAAGTTGCAGGGGCTCGAAATTCGGACAACTGCTGTCAGCTTTGCGCAAGCGGCTGGCCTCGCTCAAGAGGCGGTGGATACTCTCATCGCCATTCCAGACCTCAGTGGCGCAAAATTTGAGGTACGGAAAAAGAAGAACGACAGAGATGAGATGGTAGGGATACCTTATCTTACCCTTGCTGGTGAAAATCAAGTAGCTATGTCGTTCGAAGATGCAAAAGAAAAGGTTCCGGTTTTAAATGGACTGAGAGCAGCCTCGCTTGGAGAGCCCGAAAAGCTTCCGAGCAAGATGAACTTTGTTCCAAGTGGCGGAGGCGGAGGTGGCGACAAAGGTGGAACCATCTACGACAAGATTCGTCAGGAAGCCGAGAATAAACAGAAGACAGCCCAGAAGCAGTCGGACAGCCGCTCAGTCGAAGATCGACTGGGCATGGTTCGTGCCGGCTAAAATGTCCACAGCATTATTAGGAGGTCGATGATGCCACTATCAGTGACCAATACGGTAGCGGGTGTAGTTCATCCCAATCCGTTTCTTGGTCCAATCGATCATACCGTGCCGGTGCGTGTTGATGTGTCGGAGTTGAGTTCCGATGAGGTCGATACGCATGGTTTTTTGAAGGCCGGTGTGATCCTGACACGTGAAGGGTTGCTGCCAAGCAGCGACGGAATTCTTTTGGAAGCCGGTGGCCTTGCCATCGGTAGTACGGTCGAACAGTACTCTACTGCCTCTACCCTCGATGTAATTATCGATGGGCGACAGGTCACCGTTGCGGCTGACGCAACAGTGGCTTTGACCGCTGCGCATACCATTACGGCGACGTTATACGGAGTCATTATGGTTCAGGTTACTGCCGCGGGTGTGTTTTCGTCCAAAGTGGTTTCGGCAACGCAGGCTTACACTACAGCTGCGCTAGCACTCGCTGCTAAGCCAAAACCCGATGTGGGTAACGCAGAAGTTGGTCACATCGCTATCCAAGCGGACTCTGGTAATTTTGTCGGCATTACCGATGATCTCACCAGTGGGTCGGATCAGACCTCTGTCGCTTTTGTAGACGCTACTATCGTTAGCCAGGCTCAGAACGCGGGTCGTGGTTATGGTGCAGTGGTCGAAGCTGTTAAGGTCGCCACTGGCAGTACCGCAGCCCTCTTGACTGCGGCAACGGACATCGATGTGGCCATCGCGCCTATTTGCATGCTCCAGCGCCATATTCTTGAGGATTCTCTTGGACGTACTATGACGGATGAGGAGCTTTACAACTCGTCCGATAGTATCGTCTTTACTTCACTCTGATCCGTTAACGGATTATACAACCCAAGGGAGGAAACTGACACATGGCCGATTTTACATGGCTTCAGGCGGAAGAGCTTTTGTCGCCTACCGCACTTACTGTGCGAGCACAGACAGTTGACCCGACGGATCAGGGTCGTTTGCTCTGGGACGGTTTTATGCCGCGCCGAGATGTAGACCAAACCAAGATCGCGTCCCTTTCCACTCAAGACGTTCGTGTGACCGCCGATAGGCGTGAATGGAACGCACGCGGGCGATACATACCCCTTCAGACTCCGTCTCGTTCGGAGATTGAGTGGGTACCGATCGAGTCATACTTTCGTATCGAAGAAAAGGAGATTAATGATCTCCAGAACGAGGTACGAGGGAATCAGGCGTTGTTCCGTGAAATTGTTGGTTCACGGATTCCGTCCCGGACCGAGGAATTGGCTCTCGCCAATTGGCGTCGGTTGGAACTAGATGTAATGAACGCTTGGGCAAACGGCGAAGTTATCACCACGAATCCACAGACCGGGGATACATACACGGTCAGCTATGGGTTTGCGGCAGGTAGGTACCAGACTGCTGCGACCGCGTGGGATGACGCAGGTGCGAATGCTTACGACCTACTTCTGACGTGGCTGCAAACAGCTATCGAGAACGTAGGACCGATCGAAGGTGTGATGCTACGCCTTGCGACTCGGAATGCGATTCAAGTCGATGCCCCCAACCCGATGCCCGGTGCGCAGACGGGTCTGAAGGTAATGCTGCCAGTTCTGGAGCAGCGTATTCAGGACGAGTTGGGTTCTCCTTTCAGGTTTTACACGAACGAGAATACTGTCGAGACGTTTGACGACGGTGGCACCGCTAAATCTTCTGTTAAGGTGTGGCCGGCGCAGAAAGTTGCGGTTATCCCGGCAGGACAGAGAGTCGGTAGTACGGCTTTCGCGCCTGTGACAAGAGCTTTTGACATCAGCGCACAGACGCCCGGAGCAGGGGTGGATGTACGGGGTGTGACGATCTATCACGAAGCTGGCAATGCCGGCCGAGAGTTGACCGTAGAAGCTCAAGTTAATCCGATGCCCGATCCGGATGAGCAGAAGATGTACGTGATCGATGCTGGAGTTTGACTTTTAGTGTATTGTTGAATTGGTCGGGGGGTCTTCGGACCCCCCGCCATTCATTCTTTTCGTTGAGGTACTAATGAAAATCCATGCAGCAGTTCGTTTAGACGACGAGGTTTACCTTCCGGGTAATGACGAGCATGCGGCTATGCTTGCCGATACGCTGAGTGCCCGCCAACGCGATCGTCTTAGGGATGCCGGTATCATCAGTGGTCCAGGTGCAGGGGAGCCTGTAGTTGTCGAAGACGCTCCTGTAAAGAAACAGACCACGCGCCAACGGCCGGCGGCTAATAAGCCTCCTGTAACCAAGGCTCCTTCGAAGAAAAACAAGAAGACTCCTAAGAAGAAGGAAGAAGGGTCTACTCCGTGGAATGACGATTCGTAATTCTGATGGCTATTATACCGGCTAACCTGCTAGCTCCAACAGGACCAGTAGAGCCCGATCTCTTTCCAGGTGAAAGCGAAGATGAGGGCAGTACTGCGCTGCTTAATCGTCTAACCTCGTATGTAGCGCAAGGCGTCGCTAAAGTTGCCAGTCTTACATTCGAAACAGTTGCTAAACGTGATACAGCGGTAGAAGCTTGGGCTCTTTACCTAGCCTTTAGAGCTGCGTATACGCTCACCCTTGCGCGACCTGCGCGAGAGGATTTCAAAGTTGAAGTTATGGGGGAAACTGAATACCAAGCAGATCAACGAGATGCTCTTAAAATTCTCGCTGATGACTACTTTGGTGACTATCAGAACGCCATAGCGGATACAGGCGCCGATCTAGCCATTTCCAGTGGCATCCCATCTTACCAGTCAACTAACTTGTTCGACTGGTGAGATGCATTATGTAATGCGCCATCGCGCCAGTCTGCGCCGGATTCAACAATTAGGTACCCCTGTTGAGTTTGTGCGGCAGCTCTCTGACTACGATGAAACCACCGATACGTATACTAATGATCGTATAATTGTGGTTAAAGGTCATGCTGTAGAATTAGACGGTGATGCGATCGAGTATAGAGATTATAACTTAGCTGAAAAGAACCCTGTTACATTATTCTTTATTCCAGACACGATTGATGACGAACCAGTTTTGGAATCTCAAATCAAATGGGCCAATAAAGTGCGCACAGTTAGATTTGTTTTTCCATTCAGACCATCAGGTCATGGAATAGGGGCTAAGGTGATAGCGACATGAGTCTTCGGTTTCAGGGATCGGCCAAGATATTTGCTCGTAAGTTAAAAGATTTTGCTGATTTATCTGATGATCGCCTTAGGATGGTTTTTCTTCGCTCTGCTCGGGAAGCTCTTAGATCTATTAAATTTGGTAGCGAAATTACAGGGGCTCCTGGTCAACCTGTTAAGACGCGTAAGCTTCTTAACTCGTGGCGCATATCGGGTACTGCCGCCAGCGGTACTATAACCATTGAGACCCCCATTCATTATGCTTCTATTATTGAGCATAATTTTAGAGGCGCTACACTTCGCTCTAAAGTAGGCGGCTGGCATAGTGTTAAGATCACGCGTTTGAATTTTAGGTATATTGTGGCACATGAACTTAAGCAGGTTAAGTTAGACCTGCCTGATAGATGATAATGCTATGTTAGACGAACATCTTACTCTTCTTGCCTTACGTAATAGGTTGCTTACGGTAGAGTTCGCCAGTACGGGGACGGTTACCCTCGCAGCCACCGGAAATGGCTTTACACGGGCAACGGGTAGCTTTGTCACCGACGGCTTGGCCAAGGGTATGGAGGTAACTCCCGGGGGGTTTACGGATAACACTATCGCAGTGATTCAATCGGTAACGGCATTAGCTGTTACTGTAAAGAATGCCAGACCAGTAGAATCTGCTGCGTCTGGTCGATCCATATCTGTGAAGATACCTGAACTACGCGCCTGGGAGAATGAAAATCTGTCGACTAATAATGAACGTTGGCATATAACGGAAGAATATATCTCTGGACCGAATAGTCAAGATACACTTGGCGCGTTAGGTACTATGAGTCATGCTCCTATCTATATTAATAAAATATTCGGCCTACCGGATGTAGGCGCGCAAGCTCTCTACAAGATGGCTGGAGCCATCTTGGGTGTATTTCAACCTCGATTAGCACTTACTTTATCTGATGGTACGGTTTTGCGTGTACGCTCAACGCCGTCGCCGGAAAGAGGTCAAGTGCTCTATGCTGAGGGAAATCCACTAATTGTTGTCACAATCCCACTATGGGCGCGGACGCAAAACACTATCTAGGAGAAAGAAATGGCTAACCAGTCAGCAACTAATGTCCTCGTCGCGTTGAAGCGGGAGGTCACTTTTGGAACACCGCCGGGAGCAACCGGCGCAGACCGACTTCGAGCTTTGGATAGCTCAGGCTTGAAGAAAACAAGGTCCAATATCGAATCTGCTGAAAGACGTTCAGACCAATTGCAGAACATCGGTAGACTTGGTTCTACTTCTGTTGATGGATCATACACCACCGAAATCAATCCAGGGGGAGAGTTCGATCTCTTACTTGAAGATCTCGTTCGCGGTACTCTTGGATCGTTGGCTGAAGTTACTGCAATTGATGCCGGTGGTTCCAGTGTCGGAACAAAGGTGGCGAAAGTTGAAACTCCGGCTACTCCAATCTATAGGTCTTACACCATCGATCAGTACGATGTGGATATCGACCAATCTGAACAGTTTGTAGGATGCCGGTTGACTCAGGCAGACTTTTCCTTCCAGCCAAATGAGATGTCTTCGGTAAACTGGACATTTCAAGGTCAGGATCGAAACGAATTAGCTACTGGAGCTTCACCCTACTTCACTAGTCCGACATTGACCACAGGTATTCCATTGATCGCGGACGATTCGGTCTTGACGTATAAGGGTGGAGTTGTCACTAAGATCACTGGTTTGAATCTTTCGGTCGCAGTTGATGCAGCAGGTCAGGCTACTATCGGTAGCGCTATCACTCCTGATATCTTTATGAACATGCTTCGTGTGTCTGGGGATATTACGGCAATTCGTGAGGATCTTCAAGCGGCTACTGATTTTGACGCTGGAACGGAATTTGAGATCAAAATTGTGCTGCAAGATCCAACAACTGCGCCAAAGCTGACCTTTGGTATCATCCTACCGCGAGTTAAATTAACTGATATAGATGCTCCATTCAGTGGCGGAGATGCCGCAAAGGTAGAGACACGTCAGTTTACGGCTCATGCACCAGCGGGTGCGAGCAACGCTATTGAGCTTTATACCAGTACTGAGACAGCAACGATTGTATAGTGATTACTAAAAGGGCGAATTGCTACGCGTTTACGGGAGCCGTTCAGAGAGAGGCTAGGTGGGAGCTTTTCTTATTGGTGTTTTATCTTCTCTCAAAGGATGAAAATCATGTCAGGCTTTGACATCAGTAAAGAACAAGAAGCTGGAAAAGCAGAGGACGCTGGTACCTTTGTTCATATCTGTGATCTGAATGATGTGCCTATGTATTATACAGATGCAGAGGGTGAAGAGGTAGAAGTTGGCATCACGGTCGCTGGTGCTCACTCTACGCGGTTTCGCAATATAGAGGGTAAACAGCGTCGTCGTCGATTAAAGCCAAAAGATCTCACTGGTGCCAGACTCCATGAAGACAGCACCGAGAAGGTTGTTCATTGCACTTTGTCATGGCAAGGTATTACTGACAATGGTGAAGACGTTCGTTGCGATGCCCACAATGTCCGTATGATCTACGAGGCTTGTCCGTGGGTATTGGATCAGGTTGTGGAGGCGATGAATGACCACACGCGTTTTTTCGAGAACGAGTCGAGCTCCTAGCGGATTACCTTCGTGTCGAGCGTCGACTTAATAAAAAAGAAGAACATGGTACAACTGAAGGTCATTTGCGTAAGGCGGCTACTGGGGATACTCCCGGAGCTATCCGCGCACGTAAACTTCTCGAATTACCAGAGTATCCAGAAGAACTTGAATATTTGGTTGAATGGGTTTATCAGCTTCATGGACGCAGCGGAGTTGGGATGTCTACCGTTGCTCCGTTATCCTACGCTACTGTTGAAACATGGATAAGGGTGATGGATATTCAATTTATTGAGCCTTACCATATAGAAGCTTTAATGGTACTAGATGCAGCATTGCTTACTGGCGATGTTGAAGAAGAGCACGAAGAGCCCGTGGCAGAGAATCGAGAATTTACTGCTTGGCCTAAGAAGAAGAAGGCATAGCTATGGGCATACTAGCTGCCCTTGGTCTTCGGCTTGACGCAAAAGGCGCCATTCGTAGTATGGGCAAGTTTACCCATTCAGCCACTAATGCTGGTCGTGCTACAGAGAAGTTTGAACGTACTACAAAGAACCTAAGCGCTAGTCTTGGCGCGTTGGGCGCACTTTTCGGTACACGTCAGCTTGTTCAGTATGCCGACACTTGGACATTGATTAGCGCCCGTATCAATGTTACAGCAGACAGTTCGGCCCAAATGCGTACGATTCAGATGCGTTTGTACGATATCTCACAAAAAACTCGTAACACACTGGCGGCAACAGCAGTTCTGTACACTCGTGTTGCCCTCAATGCTGATCAGCTCGGTCGTTCCTCAGAAGAGCTGCTGTTAATGACTGAGAGTGTAAATGCCGCTATGCTTATCTCTGGATCAACCGGAGTTGAAGCGGCACAGTCCATCAGACAGTTAGCCCAAGCTATGAGTAAGGGTAAACTAGACGGAGATGAGTTCCGTACCGTAATGGAAGCCATGCCCCTTGTGGCTAGAGCTCTTGCCGATGAAATGGGTGTAACTATCGGTGAACTTCAAGCATTGGCGCCTCAAGGATTGCTTACTGTTCAAGAACTAATTGATGCGCTTATTGCTAAAAATGCTGAGTTTATGGCAGAAGTCGAAAAGATGCCTTGGACTATAGGGCAATCTATTGAAGTTCTAAATAATGCCTTCACGATGATGTTTGGTATCCTTAATCAAGCAGCCGGTGTTTCAGCAACTTTTGGTAAATCTCTGAGAACAGTAGCTGATAATATGGATAGGGTTGCTGCTGTTGCGGGAGCATTGTTAGGTGTTCTAGTTGCGCATAGAACTGTTATGTTTACTTTGAATGCTCTTCAAGCTATATATCTTGGTTATCGTGCTCTTCAAAATTGGGTTACACTTTCGCGACATATAGGTAAGGCCGCGGCCGCTATGCACTTACTGTCTACCAGTGCTCGCGGTGTACAAGGAATTGTTATTGCCGTAATAGCTGCTTCAGTTGGTCTTGTAGCGTATAAAATTCTTTTAAAGCAGATTACGGATGCAACTGAAGAGTGGATGAATGCTAATGAAGATTTAAGTCTACCTTTTGGTGATGAACAATCAATTGAAGCTGCTGCCGCTAAACGAACAAGACAACGAATCGAAGATATAATTAGGGAAGCTCATCAAACTGTTGTGCTTGCAGGCTTAGTAGATGAGGCGGCAGAAAGGCAAGAAATTGCTTTTGACGCTATTAACCAGCGTATCGAAGCTCGGCGTGATTTAACGGGTCAACTTCTAGCCCAGATGGAAGAGGCTATAGACCTTGAAGAAGAACTTGCTATTGTATCTTTAGAAGTTGTAAAGGCTATAGACGCACAACAAGATGCTCTAGACGATCAGCGAAAACTTATTGATCAGTTCTTGAAAAATATTCAGCGATCGTTTGCTGATACGTTTGAAAAGATATTTGAAGATGGTATTTCTAAGTTCAGTGACTTTTTTGATGCAATAAAGAAACTATTCGTTAGATTACTGTCCGAGATGGCGGCAGCTAAAATGATGCAGACTTTTCAAGGCTCATTTACCGCAAGTCTTGAAAATATATTCGGAGTAACGGATCAACAAGAAGCTATAAAACAAGCCGCCTTAGACGCAGCCAATGAAGCACGATTGCATATGATGCAGGCGACTACTGGCGGAGTTACCCAGCCGTTCGATTGGGTTGACCCTTGGGGAACTCCCCAAAAAGCGTATGATCCAGCAGATCCTGGCTCAACAGCAGAGCTGGGCCTGACATACGAAGTTGAAGTTGCTAATGGTGGTGAACTAGGAAAACAGATCGCTAAGTATATGGGGCCTGCTATCGCTGGTTTCATGGTCGGGCAGATGATTGGTTCCACGACGGAGAATGTAGGATTAGGTACATTAGGAGGTGCAGCTGGCGGCGCTGCTATGGGAGCTCAGATGGCTGGTCCTTGGGGAGCGGTTGTTGGTGGGATTGCTGGAGCCATAGGAGGCTTCCTAGGTGCCTCTGAAAAACAACGCCAGGCGACTGAGGCGTTGCGTCTACAGTTAGAGAAAAATGCTCTAATTACGGAACAGAATAATGTGCGCTTGAGAGAGATGCGAGCTTTCGGTGGTGACCCAAATCGTGGCCTAAAGGATGCTCTGTTAACCACGACTATGCAGAACCAATTAAATCCTCCTTCAGGCCGTTGGGCGCAACCGCGTAACTTGAATGCATTAGATCCGGTAGAAAGAGCTTTACTAATGGAGGCTGCAAAGCTGACAGGTATAAAACTCTTAGATGATCAAGGTGTAATTGTTGCGGGTGCTTTGAGTGACCTTGCAGAAGCCCTTGGGTATGCTATTAGAGATCTAACTAAGTTTAGTGGTAGTCTTCAGGACCAGCTTCGACTACAGTCCAATTATAATAAAATCTTTGGTATAGAAGAGACACCAAAACAGCAGCTTCTTGATACGCAGAGTATTATGAAGGACTTTGCGCCTGAGCTAATGAAGCAACTAGGGCTCTTTTATCTAGACATGAACTCCAAAGAAGCGCGCGCTACTCTCCTAGCGGGTCTGCGTGACATGTTTACTATGATTACTGATGGTGACATGACACTTGAATTACTAGACTCCTTTGCAGATAAAGATCAGCTTATTGATATGATTCTAAAAACAGTTGGCGCTTTAGAAGGTATGAATAAGATGTTGTTTAATGTTACAACCGATTTTCCGCGTGCAATGGACCTCGTACACTATGAGCAGTTATTTGGGAGCTTTGGTACAGGCGGCGTTGAAGGTAGTACTGACGCATCTACAAACTCTTCAGGATACCATGCAGCACGGCGCGCTGAAGCGAAAAGGTTAGCGGACAAGCAGGCGGCTGAGCAGAGGTTAGAGGAGCAGAGGTTAGCGGAGCAGCGCCGCCTGTGGATGCTAGCGGACAACGATGAAACAGAAGGCGCCAGTACCTTTAATGTCGATAGCGTAACAATTGTTAATCAAGGCGACGAAACTGGTGAGGAGTTGCTGGCTAAACTTGAAGCAGCTGTAATAACACGTAGAACTAGAGGTGGTTCGGTAACCTTCACGGAAGATGAAGGATGGGACTAAAATGAGATCAGGCCTCGATAGTCCCACGACAACTCTTTATACTGGGGGCGCTTACGATACTCATACTCGTCTGAAAATCGAGAATGGCTCAGGTACCTTTATTTCTCTCGAAAATCGTTATACAACGTTATCTTTAAATCAACCTGATCCTATAGAGCCGATCGGTTCGTTGTCAGTACAACTTATCCGTGATTCTACCAGCAGTGGTGTTCTCCAATCCTTATCACCACTTGTCGAAGGTAGTGATCTGAATGAGGACGATGCTGAGGCTTACTCTCCATTGCTTCAGATTGGTCGTCAAGTAACTCTTGATGTTAATTTGACAGCTGTTGGAGGCTCTCGTCCTAGTGATGGCGATTCTTCTTGGTATGAAGTTTTTCGTGGAGTTGTCGGTAAAGTTAATTGGCCTGATCAGGCTAAAGGTCTGATAACCATTGATGTAGATGGTTTAGGCGCTGTTCTCCAACACGCTAAATCCGAAGTTAAGCGCACATATCTTGCCGGTACTTCTTTAGAAATAGTGGTAGACGAAGTCTTAGCTAACAACGGCTTTTCAACGCTTCCTGTATACTTTCCTGTTGCTACAGGTAAAGTTCTTCCAAATAACTGGGACTCAGGGCTTCAAAAAACTGTCTGGAGTCAACTAACTTCTATTGCTCAATCTATGGGCTGGGTTGTCTACTATCGGTATAGAGGACAAAGTGCGGCTGAGATTACATTTTTTGAGCCTGCTAGAACTAAAACAGTTTCTGATCAAACTGTAGAAGCAGATAATTTTAAACTTATATCGTTAGACGATGCAGAAATACGTAATGTTGGATTCTTAGTTTATGTGGATACTGATAGTGTCGAACAGATGCTTGGTCCTGATGTTAATTCGGCTAGTGTGACTAAATACGGAGGTACATTAGGTATCCGTAGACCTTTTTGGATTAAGCTCAAAGAGGATTCCCCTATACGGGCTGAAACCGAAGCTCAAGCAATGCTGACTGCGGCTCTATCCGATGTAGCCGATCCAGACGTTGTAGCTAACGCTAACACGATGCCTTTAGTGTTTGGTGAATCAGGTATTGATCTATATACAATACCTGCTCGGAACAGGTTTTTCGACACCGATCAAAAATGGGCCTTATTTAGCAACAATATCAGCTTTGCCGCTAACGCAGATCCGCGTAGTTCTATTGGGCTGCGGGGTGTACCAACCGCAGGGACGAAATCTTGGCGCGATCTATCCGCAAGCTCCCCTCTATGGGCGCGGACGCATCCGAAACTTAGGGCTATTCGGGTATTACATGAATTACCTACTGCGGATAAGATTACTGTTAGCTGGAACAATAACTCTAAGGTCTACGCAACTTGGGCATACTTGGCATCACTTCCGCAGCCTATTGACGATGAGGATGAGCCATGGCCTACCGGATCATGTCCTCCTGACCAAGTATTAATTGGAACAGATACAATTGTAATAGATCGTCCTGCAACAGGTTATGTATCATTCCTTCAATTAGAACCTCGTTCAGTCAGCGGCGAATGTGGAGATCCTGTTCGTTTATCTTTTGATCCACCGGCTGTTACAATTGAAGTCATAACGCCAACATGGGAGATTACAACTGAGTCCGAAGGCGCTACTCTCGGGACTTTCAAGGTCAAGCTCCACGATCCCGATGGTGTTATGGATGATATCTATTATCGGACGAAGGTGGGTACAGCCACATGGACCTCGTACGGCCTAGAGATTGCCACACCTATACATCTCGACGAGTATGAACGGACGGTGGCGATGGTTCAGGCGCATCCGGCTTACATAGAGTTCCGTGGCCGCTACACGGTCAACGGCGTCCAGCATACGCTAGTCATTAAATCGAGTGGCTTTGATCTAGGGCAGATAGCTGGGGGGAGTTTCACGCCGTCAGTAGATTCGCTCGCCCTCACAGCCTCTGCTTCTGCTCAAGGTGACGTAGATACGACTAGCTGGAAAATGGTTGCTCAAACTTCGGGAGTGGTTGCGGAAGTGACAGTTGATGCCGCTACTCCGATAGTACAGCGTTCCCCAACTCCTGCGGAAGTGGGGAGCCTGGTGACTGGCTTAACAGTTGGGCAGACGGTTTACTTTGGCGCGAGGGCCATCGGACCTGACGGAAACGGCCCTCTGTTGCTACACCAAATGACGCTCTCTCACATTCCACCTAACCTTTCGGTGAGTACAGAATCCGAATCGGGCAGTACTGGTACATTTGCCGTCGCGTTGTCAGATCCTTCTGGGATTGCCACGGCTCTAGACCATAGAACCAAGAGCGGCGCTGGAGCTTGGAGCGGTTGGGTATCGAACGACGCAAGCCCGACCGTGGGCGAGTCGCCATACTCGCAAGATGTTGGTTTGGTCGAAGGCCATCTGAGCTTTATAGCATTCCGGCTGACCTACGTCCTACGAGGGAACACCCAATACCGTCATCTTGTTTCTGGTGGGTTCGACATCGGCCAGGTCGCAACTGGAAGCTTTATTCCGGTCATTAATAGGGATGCCGGTACAGTTACGGCTTCGGCTCAAGGTGACATCGACACAACCGGATGGAAAATCAAGGCCAAGGCTTCTTCCGTCAGTACGGTAGAGATAGATGCCGTTACTACTGTCACTGAACGTTCACCTACCGTGTCGCAGGTTGGCACCCTTCTGAGCGGACTGACTCCTGGCGACACAGTATACTTCGGGGCCAGAGCAATCGGTGATACGAACGGGCCATACCTGTATCACGAAATCACCCTTGAAAAAGCAACGCCCAGAATTAGTGTAGAAACAGAATCCGAAGATGGTACTAATGGCACATTCGTGGTTCGCCTTTCGGACCCCGATGGGGCCGCGACTAAGCTGGAATCAAGAACCAAGTCAGGAGATGGAGCTTGGAGCGGTTACGGTGATCCAGATACTAGTCTGTTAGACGATGATCTCTACACAAGAACTGTGACTCTGGTAGAAGGTCATCTAAGTTTTGTACAGGTTCTAATGTCCTATGCCTTGCGAGGGCAGTCAAAATATGCACGCCTGAGTTCTGCTGGGTTCGATATAGGGGGCCTTCCGAATATCGCCGTTTCGCTTACGACCGACGAGACTGGTGTCGTCTCTGCCAACGTTCAAGGCGATAGCGATACGGCGTCGATTAGGCTTATAGCCTCTAAGACAGGCCAACCTAGTGATGAGGACACTAGTGCCTCGGGGTATACCAACGGTCGGATGTTTACGATCGGATCACTCGCTACGCTGGCCGTGGGGGAGACTTGCTACGTCACTGCCTTCGCTTACGGTGCAAGCGGTGGCGGAGTTCCTGCATCTACAGAATCGGTTAAGGTTCGTATTACCCGCCCCGGTGAGTTCAAGCCTGAAGTCCAAGTTCGTGAGGTGCGAACCGATGAGACGTCTGTGGTGACGATTGACGTAGAGGACACGTTCCTCCGTATAACCGCAGTCGATTTTAAGAAGCGCGAAGGTGCGGATGGAGGGGCGACTCTCTCTCCGGATTGGATAGGTGGTGATACTTGGGGTGGTGGTGGTTGGTATGCGGCGTCAGGCACTCTGGGGGTGAGCAAAACCCTTTCGCGTACACTTAATGTCGCTGTGGCCGATGGCACTGAGGGCGAGGTGCAATGGCGGGTGATATACACGGACGTCAACGGCGTTGCCCAGACCTTCGGGGACACCCTCAGAGTTGTCAATCTAGCGGGGACCTCTAGATCAATCGTGGTTCCTTATAGTGCTCTTCAGCAAGATTATCCAGGTGACTACAAGGTTCAGACTCCATCGTCTGCCTATACCCTAAACGAACTTCGATACGCCCCTGGATATGCATTTGGAAGCGATAACGGGTATGCCCCGAAATATGCGTCGGTGTTATTGCCCCCTGGAGTTACGATTACCAAGATGACTACGATAGGTTATAGGCAAAACACTGGTGACTCGTTAGTTGTTAATTTCTACTCTTTTCCGTTTGATGGCTCCGTTCATACAGGGCACGGCTATACCACTCACGACACAACTGGCTGGCAATCCACGGAAACAGTTTTAGACGTGGATGTGGCAACTGACAGGCAATATGTTTTCTATATTACGATGAGACCTGATTTTGATGGAGGCGTTACAAACACTGGAATAGACGTGCGCGTGGCTTCCATGAAGTTCGACTATACCCGTCCAGCTTATTCTTATTCTTACTAAGGCATAGCAAATGGCAACAGTCACGGAAACCCAAGACCTACTAGATGAACTCGCCGGGAGGACGCTCTGTTCACGGGACCACCTGAAGGAGTGGACAAAGCAGACGGCTGTCATAGTGAAGTGTCACGGGCAACAGCTTGCCCTCTTGCGTGGCCTAGTCCACGACGCCGAAAACGAGGAGCCAGACGCCGTGGTTCGTGGCAAAATGGAGGCCATCCTTCAACAGGTGAACGCGCAGGTCAGGCTCCTCGAAAGGATCGCTTCTGATGTCCGCGACGTGAGGACATCCCTTCGTAGCCTAGATGAGCAGGGTGCGGCACTACGCGCCTTAGCGGTAGAGGCTGGCTACGATGGCTAGTCGCGTAACACCTACGAATATATGGGAGATCCCTAGAGAGAGTATTTCCGATAGGGATGGATTCTTGGTTGTATACGAAAGAAAAGAATCAGGACGTTATGGATTCACTGCGAGATCGACAGATCAAAATGCGACCCTTGTTAAAGACACGAGTTCTGGTGATGTTTATTTTACCGATTCGGTTATTGCCGGTTCGACAATTTACTTAGTCAGAGGACAATTGGCTATCCTTGCTTTACCTCTGGTTTAAGGAGATAGAATGACGCTTTATAGCCCCGGTGGCCTTAATCTAGCGGATACTAGTGCTCCGTTGATTCTTGGCTATGACGATACTGGATTAACTGATGTCGTGTACGCGGTATCAGCCTCTGGCGATCTTACGGTTACGCCGGATGGCGCTGACGTCTCAATTGCTGGTACGCTGAGCATTTCCAGCCATGTAATACTAGACCCGACACAGAAACTCTACCTTGATGGGGGCGGCAACACGTTCATCAGCGAGTCGGCGGCAGATACAATTTCACTCACGACTGGTGGCACCCAACGGTGGAATGTCACCAGCACCGGCCATCTACTAGCAGAAGGAGACAATAACTACGACATCGGAGCCTCGGGTGCCAACAGACCTCGCGATGTCTTCATCGCGGGGACGACTACGGTCGGTGGCTCAGCGACCATTGGGACAGCGGCATCAAGCTTGACTCGCGATTTCACGTTGCTGTCTGATGCGCCGCGAATCCTCATGGGTACGGGCGCGGCCAAGTCGAACTGGAAGGTCGCCGCGCAGGACTCACTAGAAGAGACTTGGACTGTCGCCAAGGGGGCAACCACCGACAGCGATCCCACGGACGACACATTCACTGACCTTCTCATGGTGTCGTCTGCCGCCGTGACCATTGTGCCTCCACTAACGGTCACAGGAGCCGTGACGGCTTCCTCTACCCTAGCTGTTACGGGCATAAGCACACTGACCGGAAACATCAAGGTCGGTGCTAACATCGGCGGTACGTCGAACGGTGGTGCTTACACCATTTGGGGTGGGAATGATACCCTGAACGGCGGGTGGATCCAGTT